CCGTCAAAAGCTACTATTCCGTTAATTGGTAAGGTTGTGTCGTCTCCGCTTTCTGCGTCTCCTTTGATTCCTTGTACAAGGATTTTCTTTTCTTCCATACCTTACCCCCTTGATACTTGCATTAGCAATTCTAGTCTACCACGTAATAGAGTATATCGGTTGTCGTCAATCTCCATTTGTAAGTCGTAGTAGTATCTAGCTAGTTCTAGGTCTTTAGTTTTAGCAGGAGAAATATACACCGCATAGGTCGCTACGTCCTTTTGCTCGTTGTATTCAACTAGTGATATTCCGTCTGCTTCTTCTTCTCCGTGGGCAGATGTTGCAGTAAATAAGATGTCTTTTTCGTCTGCACAAGAAAAGGTGTAAGTTGGGTTTAGTGCTACGGGTGTTCCTAACCTCAACCCAGTTATCATAAAGTTAAAGCTTAACGTGTCCCCCTGCACCATTTCTATATCCTCGTATACGGAGTTGTTAAAGTCGTGCTTGTTAATCATTCATGAACCCCCTTTATATCCAACGTGAGTAGTTATCTATCTCAACTTCTTGTACTGCTCCCGTTATTCTAAACTCGTTAATGCCTACGGGAATTATTAACTTGTTATAATCTCCCGTTACTTGGCGGTTGATATAATTACCCCCTGCGTCTGTTGCGTTCATTCCCACAACATCAATTGTAACATCTGTTGTACTGTCTAGATCCACTTCTAACTTGTGCACTTCGTTAATGTAAATATTAACTTCTCCACTAGCTTTGAATTTAATCATAGGCTTACTATATATATTCCCTATGTTCCTTATAGGGATGTTTAATATAGTAGCACTTGTAGGATTGCTACGCACTATAGGAAGTTCAATAGCAGAGTTTTTAAAAGGTTGAACGTGAAATATTACTTCTGCAGTTCTAAACCTTACCAACCTTTCAAAGTCTATTTGCTCGTAGATAGCAAATCTATAAACCTTGTCGGGCTCATTGCTAAAGACTACCTCGCCACTAGAATTGAAATACTCTATAATATCATCTATGTTAAAGTCGCCCTTTAGTCCAACTAATACGGCTCTGTCGTACGCAGAATAGCCTAATGTGGTTACTACGTCGCCGTCTCTGCCGTCAATCTCTTCAATCTCTGTACGCATAGCAGGTTTACTTATAGGCGGTAGGCTCTGAATAAGTAACCCGTTTATCGTTTTGGAAGATTTCCCGTTTATAACTATATATGGTCTCATCACAAGCCCCTTTCTTATGAGTAAATCGCATTGCTAACAGTTTTCGTAACAAAACTTCCTACTTCGTCGTCATCAAGTTCTACTTTAACTTGTGTTAATGCCGTTTTGAACGCACTTACAAGGTTGTTGTAGTCGTTTAGTTTCTGTTGTTCTGCCGTTCTTGACTTTGTAGTGTTCAATGGGGTAAGCATTGACTTGTTTAATTCGTTAGCAAGTTCTTTTATCCAACCTTTGTTGTTTTCCAAAGGTACGATAGCTTCTCGCCCTGCTTCTCCTACTTCTGCAATAGTAGGATTTGAAACTATACCACCTCGTGCGAGTTTTGGCAAGTTAAGTTTTTTCAGTAAAGGTATATCAACTTTAGGGATCTTGTTAATTATACCTAAAGCCCCGTTAATAAGTGATATAGCACCATTTATAGACTTCTCAATAGTGCTTATAACTCCATTGATAACGCCTTTTACTGCTCCGCTTATCGCTCCGCCAATCGCTATACCAAAGGATTTGGCTTTAGATTTGACTTTATCCCATATATCCCCAAAGAATCCCGGCAAGTCCTCAAATATACCTTTGATTCTGTCGTAGGCGTCTACAAATATACCTCTAATATCTGAAGGTATTGCGTTCCAACGTGTTTTAATGCCGTCCCATATCTTATTCATGCCCTCTTTTAGGCTTCCCCATATACCCGTGATTTTCTTAACCGCTCCAGGAATACTCTTAACAGTCTCAACAACTGCCTTCCCCATTGCTACGGGCATTGTTAACCATAATTTAACCATAGAGCCAAGGAATTTAGGACTATTCTTCAGTAGTGCAACTCCTAACTTTATTACAAGCTCGCCTAGTTTAGGTGTTACTTTCTCCATAAATATTGGCATTGCGTCAGTAATACACATCAGAAGATTTACGAAGCCGTCCACTATTCCGTCTACGGGGATACTGTCAAGCAATTTAGGGATTTGCTCGGTTACTGTTTTTACCAATTCATTGAATGTTTGGGTTATAGTAGTTATCATTGTAGGAAGTTCTTTTACTATCCCACTAGCCAGATCTATTACTATCTCGCTTCCAATTTTTATGATAGAAGGCAATGCACTAGTCAATTGTGATATAGCTTTTTGAAGTAATCCCGATATAGCTTTACTGAATTGTTCGCTTGCACCTTTTGCACCGGTCATAAGTCCTTGCAAACTAGGTACTACGCTCTTTGTTAAATACTGCACAAGTTCACGCATTGAGCCGTTAGCACCTTCTGATACGGCTAACTGTAACCCTTCAAAAGCACTTGATAGCTTGGTAACATCTCCGCCGAGATTATCAAGCATTGTTTCGCTCATCTGCTCCGCCGTTCCGTCTGCGTTCTTCAATGCAGAATTTAATTTTTCTACGTCTTTTGCACTTGCGTTCATTAAGGCATTCCAACCACTAATAGCATTCTGTCCTGCTATTTTCTTTGCGTAGTTTGATTGCTCTTCTTGGCTTAAGTTTTTCCAAGCCGTTCTACTTTCATTGATAATGTCGTTAAGCGGTCTAACCTTGCCTTGTGCGTCGTAAAACTCCACGCCAAGCTTTTTAGTAAGGATTCCTAACGCACCAAGAGACTTACTACTTGCTCCTGCGTCAGTTGATAACCTAGTAAATATACTTCTTAATGAAGTACCTGCTTGACTTGCTTTAATACCACTATTAGCCATTAGTCCGATACCTTCGGCTACATCTTCTACTTTAAATCCTAAAGAACCTGCAACGGGTGCAACATATTTAAACGTCTCGCCCATCATTCCTACATTTGTATTAGCATTGCTCGAAGCAACCGCCAATACGTCAGAGAAATGAGCACTATCTTTAGCCTTTAATCCAAAAGCCGTTATGGCGTCGGTTACAATATCAGATGTAGTAGCTAAATCTTCTCCAGAAGCACTAGCAAGGTTCATTACTCCCTTAATACCTTTGAGCATATCGTTAGTTTTCCAACCTGCCATAGCCATATACTGAAAAGCTTCGGCAGATTGCGTAGCCGTAAACTGTGTAGTAGAGCCCATTTCTTTGGCTTTCTTTTTCAGTTTGTCTACGTCACTTCCCGTTGCTCCCGATATTGCTATAACCTTACTCATTCCACGTTCAAAGTCTGTGCTTGCAGTTATAGTAGCCTTTGCAAGGTCTTTTACTGCAGTAATAGCAATTCCGATTCCTTTACTAGCTAGATTAGCAAGAGCACCTTTCATTATTGTAAAGCCTTCGCTTGACTTCTTGCCTTGGTTTCCTGCGTGCTCTAGCTTGTTACCCATTGTCTGCGCTTGATTGCCCGTTTCCTTCTCTTCGGTCTGCGCTTCGTTGAGTTCCTTATTCATCTTATCAAGGGCATTTTCATTTTTAAGTATAGAAGCTTCGGCATTATTGACTTGCGTTCTCATTTTCGACAAGCTAGTGCTCATATTATCTTCTGCTTTTTGGGATTGTGTGAGCTCCTGCTCTAACTTATCCACTACTTGTACTTGCTCTTGATATTCTTTTGACGACGTTCCTAGAGTATTCGCTAATTGTTCTAGTTTACTCTTTTCCTTGTCGTATTCACTAGCCAATCTTTGAGTTTCTGAAGCTTGTTTTTTCTGCTCGGTCTCCATTTGAGCGATTGACGCCCTCAATGCGTCTACGCCACGTTTTTGTTCTTTTAGCTTGTCGGCTAGCTCTTTATTCGTGGTGGCTAATGCACTTGTTGACTTGCTAGCACTATTAAATGATTGCGTTTGTACTTTCATAGCTGATGATACTTCACGCAATCCTTGTTGTATGTTTTTGAGAGCCTTTCTATAATCGCTCTCGCCCGTAAGTTTTATGCTTCCGCCAAAACCACTACTCATTTAGCGCACCCCCTTAAAACCACTCTTCCGCTTCTCTAGCGTTCCTGCTTGCTTGTGCGTATGTCGTCTGTGTTGCAGTTAGCATAAGTTCATAGTCGAAATTATCCTTGTACATTTGGTACTCTCGGTTAAATTCTCGTATTGTTAAACGTCCTACTTCGTGGTTAGTTAACATTAGTTTTGTTCTTCCGATAAATCTAAACCACGCGAAGTTAATCGTAGGGTCTATTACTTCGTCGTGGATTATTAGTTTTTTTCGTCTGACTTTGTACTCTCAATAATTGTTTCGTTCATTGCCTTGGCAGAGGCTTCTAATCCGATTTCGTAAACCATTCTACCGACAAATTTTTCTGTTACAAAGTCCCTCTTTTCTTCGTGTTCTTCATTGTAAATATCTATCCATTCGTTAATCATTTTTGTAATACCGAATTTAACCGCCTTTGCGTTCGGTTCTTCGCCGTCCGTGAGCTCTCCCCACTTATCGACACTTCCGTATTCGGTCTGTATATCTTCCATTACATTTAAATTAAATGCTAGGGCATATTCCACGCCCTTATATGTTATTGAATTTTCCATAGCTAAAGCCCCCTTAAAATATAGGGCGGTTTTACCCGCCCCGAGAAAAACAAAAGAATTTATGAAAAAAGTTACTCATCTCCGTAAACTGCATAAAGTGTTACATCTCCGCTTGGAGTATAAGGACTAGTAACATTTGGAGTTGTAGCGGTTGAAGTTGTAGCCCAGCCTAAAAACTCCTTACCACTTGGTGGTACAACGCCTGTTCCGTCACTTAATACAACACTCTGTCCTGCTACTACGTCTACGTCTGCTACGTCTCCAGAACCACCCATAAGGTCGTATGTTACACGGAATGTAGCACCGCTTGGAGCCATAAGGTTCTTAAGATAAGTCAACGCGTCAGACTTTGTAGTAAAGGTCTTTGACTTGTTCCAAGTTCCCTTTTCGTCGTCAAGGGTAGCAATAACTCCCTCAACTGTTGGAGTAGCAAACTCGATACTCTCGCCCTTTGTGTTCTCGTCTTTTGAAGGCTCGCCGAATTTTGTCTTGTACATGAATTCTACTTTGTACTTATAAGCTCCATTTACCATTTTGGTAACGATTCTACCGCAACCAACATAAGGGGCTACATCTGACGCAGTTTTTACTACTTCGCCTTCTGCGTTAATAGAATGTCCCAAAAGTGGTGCAAATACTGTGTCGTCATCATCTGTTACACCAAGTGTTATTGTTCCGTTAGCAAATGATGTATCGCTTTCTGCGATTACGTCGTCTCCGTAAAGAGTTGCTTCGTTATTAGTGATGTCCACAGAGCAACTAACGGCTTTTCCAAGGTTTATTGCGCCCTCATAGTGTGGTGTGCCGTCTGCGTCCTCTGTAAGTGGACTCCACCATATATTAGTTAATCCAATCATCGCCATAACTAGATTACCTCACTTTCTTTAGCTAAACAAATTGTTTTGTGATAAAATTTCGTGTCTCTCTCGTACATATCGGGGCTATCTCTGCTAGGTTGATATGTCCAACCGGCACCTTCTAGTAATTTAATTAAATTACTTACGATTGGTAGATAATTTCCCTTGCTATATACGTCAAAGTCGTAATACTGTACACAACCTAGTATAGTGTCGTCGCCTGCAAGCGCACTATCCTTATCAAGTTGCATATAGGTTACGAATGCGTCGGCGTTGCCTTCGTAAAACATAAAGCTTACGGGAACGCCTAACTCTGATAATGTTGTTTCGATTTCTTCGTTATAATTAAACATTCCTTACTCCTCTATATATTTACTCTGTACCTTTTCCATAGCCTTGATAATTTGGGCTTTCTTGAAAGACTTTCTTAAAAATGGTCTTTTCTGATACTTCCCATTTCGCCGTCCGTACTCTGTGACATTGGCTACTAGTGGAGCAGGTACTCGCTCGCCGTTTTTGTTTACAAAGTAACCATAAAAGGCTACTTTCGTGTTTATTCCGTCATCACTTGGCGTTTTATATGATTTAGTGACTTTCAAGCATTTCATTATGTTGCTTGAGTGCCAACTACTAGGCACGTTTGCTTTAATGTTCCCGAGTACAACTTCTGCTCCTGCTTCCGTCATCTCGGCTAACATCTTTTCCGTGTCCTTTTCTAATCTGCCAAGTTGTTTGATTAAATCATTAGGTAGTTCCGCTTTAAACTTTGCCATAGTGCGCCACTTCCTTACATTGTAGCTCTAGTTCTTCGTTTGCTTCGTTAACGTTGTTGATATATTCTATAGTGTAGGTCTTACCTCTAAACTTCACGATCATATCATATGTAATGGTTGTCTGCGGAAAACGAATAGTAAAGCGAGTTAAAGCTTTCTCATAACTAGTATTGTTCATAAGCAATGTAAAGCCTTTAGTGGTCTTTACTTCTGCGTATGGTTGCAATACTAATTCGTCCGAATCCGTTGGGAAGCCTTGGCTATCCTTACCCTTGGTAACTCGGTAAATGCTTATTCGCTTATTAAATTTACCCGCGTTCTTAACATTTCCCATTATAATAAATTCCTCTGATATAATCCTAGAATAGTATCAACTACTCGGTTAACATTGCTATTATCAACATACAAAGCTCTGTTATCGTACATATCCTGGCATAAAACATATACAACTGCCACCATATCGGGGTAATCGTCAAGAGTTTCTTCCTCTTCAATGCCCGTATACTTCAGTATGAACGATTTAGCTACTTGTATTGAAGTGCTCATAAAGTTTAAATCGTCTTGCGTTGGCTCGTCAACCCTTAAATAGTTAGCTATCTCCTGCGCCGTGATGTCGCTTACTTTACTTACCATAGTTAACCCCCTTTAGGATTTACTCCGCCTTTTATTTGAAGTAGCTTTAGACTTTGTGGCGGGCTTTACCTCTTCGATATAACCCGCCTTCAAAAGGTCTTTAGCTATGGCAGGGTCGGCAATCTCTGCAACTTGCCCCGCTGCCATAGATATAATGCCGCTAAAGCTAACTTTAGCTCTATACTCCATTAAAAGCCCCCCTTAATTAAGAAGCCTTCATAGTGAGTTTAGCAATCTTCTGCGCGTTCTCTACCTTGGAATCAAACTCAAGCCAACCAACTACACCTACTGCGTGTTGTGTTGCGTACTTCTCACGAAGTACCTCAATGTTCATATCCTCGTTAAACTTTGTAGCAAGCCCGCTCATGTCTCCGTAGTAGATAGCTACCTTTCCTGCTCCCATATCTGGCATATTGTCAGATACATATACCGGCTTACCAAGAAGTGTAGTACCGAATGGGCTAGATACATCATCATTAAGCAAGTAGTATCCCGTGTTTGACTTCAAAGTACGAAGGGCAGTTCTTGTAGCAGGGCTCATAATCCAAATTGCGCCACTCTGGAAGTCGTCCTTGATTGCGTCGTGAAGTCTTACTACCTCGTCTGCGGTAATAGCAGTTGTAGCGGCAGCAGTTACTCCAAGAGTTACACCACTCAATCCCTCAATCTTCTGCGATGTTCCGTTGAGAAGTTCTTTCTCAATAAACCTCTTAATAGCATAAGCCATTCTCTCTACGATAAAGTCAACAAGTGGGAAGTTCTGATTGTTGATAAGGCTACGGCTAATAAGTGTAAGTGTTCCTGCAAGGAAGCCGTCAAGCTCAATCTTATCAAAGCTTCCTACGTGGCTTGTGAGCTCTTCAAACTCTTCCGCATAGTCAACAGTAATAGCAGTTGTACCCTCATCATAGAAAGGTACTACGAGCTTACCTTTTACGTTGTACTTTGTAGACTTCTCAAGAATAGGGCAGATGTCATACACCATAGAGATAATCTTGTTAGCGATTGTTGTAGGAATGATAGCGCCATTAGCACCCTTTGTAAGCTCATTACCGCTTCTCTTGTTCATTACTACGCCTCTAACGTACTCCTCAAAGGCTCTTTCCTCTGCTTCTGCCTTCTTTGCTTCCTCTTTGGCAACCTCTGCTTCTTTAGCTTCCTCGATTGCGTCCTCTTTGAGTTCTTTTTTCTCGTCCTTAATCTCCTCGTGGATTTCAAGGGCTTCTTTGATTTTCTTGACGTCGTCGCGAATTTCTGCTAACTCCTGCGCTTCGTCGTCTGTAAGCTCGCGCTTGTTTGTCTCCGCGTCATTGAGAATTTCCTCGGCGCGTGTGATAAGGTCGTTCTTCTTTTCAACTAATGCCTTATAGTTCATTGTGCAAATCTCCTTTCATTTCATCAATGATATTGTGATACTTTGTATAATCTAACGCGCCTTCTGACGCTTGATTATCTGTTTTGATTTCAACCCTTACTTTGACGTCGCTTTCGACAAGGTCGCTAATATTAAGGCTCTTGTCTGCCGTTCTTACGGCTACTAGTGTTCCGTCATAAGCAGGAACGTGTGAGCGGTCAATTAAACTTACCTCGTAAAGGTCTAGATCCTTAACGTTCCTTACAGTAAGTCCGTTCTCTTCTCCGATTTCTACGTCTCGGTCTGTGAATCCAAAGCTCCAACCTCTAAAGTTTAGCTTTCCTTCTCTTGCGTCCTTTACTGTCTGCTCGTCTGTGATTGTTGCTCTCGCTCTCAACCCGATACTATCTTCGTATAGTTCCAGGTTGCCGTCTTTTAGTCCGCCTAGGTCTTTGTGCCAATCGTGATTAAGAAGTATTCTTACATCTTCTGCACGTTCCAAGGCTCTTTTAAATGCTCCGACTTTTACTCTTTCTACAAACTTACCTAGTCGGTCATTTAGTGGCTTACTCAATCGCTCTACGGCGTTTACGTAGCCGTCTATTTCTATCTTATCTTTAGTAACTCTTATATTCATTGTTAACCCCCTTTGGATTAGCACTAGGGGGATTACCCCCTAGCACATAGTAAAAGTATGAAAAAGGTTTAATACGTTAGCTATTTAAAACCCATGTAATGGTAGGATTTCCACTATTTACCGAACATTCTAAATGATATGTCCCGTCTGTTGTTGGTGGTGTTGGCAACCCTGCATTCAATAGCTTTTGATTGGTGTATTCCTTCGCTTCTGCCAATACAGTATTCTTTGGCTGATAACCTATACTTGCCATATATCCGTTATATTCTATTGGATAATCGTCTGTCAGACTTAAATTAGCAGGTGGTGTTACTCTTACATAACTTGGTGTAGTCTTATATGCCACCTCTGCACCAATCGTTGGTGTTGTTCCTGCCGTGTATTCGTCTCTGTCTGAAACCCACTCGCCCGAAAGTGTTTCGCCGTTATAACTAGCGATATAATCCCAATCGGGATATATTTGACCATTAAACTGACAAAATCCACCATAATATGTATTACCAAAGTTCATTGATACTTCGGTCTCAATATCTTCGTCATCTATCCAACTAAACGTTGCATTGTCTTGTCCACTTATAGGGCAGATGTTAGAGTATGGCTCGAAGTCTGTGTCTGTTTCGGTGGATAAGCGTATCATTGGGTAGACTGTTGTATCTACGGTGGCTCCGGGCCATACAAATAGACCATACTGTGTTAGATTTGACGATATTGCCTTTTCAACGTCTGACGATTCTACCAAAGTATTGTATGATGTGTCTGTAAATTTAATATCAGATACGACAACCCCGTAATTAAACCCATCACTTCCACTTATGATGTACGTCCCGCTAAACGGATATGTTGCATTTTTTACTAAATCAAATCCCGCGCCATCATTTGTACCCGTTCCATTCATTTTAACACCTAGCACATTATCTGCACTATCTGTCAATACTTCGAATGTTACACCCTTTAACGCGTATGTGTTACCGCTCCACGTACCTTCTGTATTATTCGCCTTAATATCTGCAAGCACTAAAGGCAACTTATTCTTCCCTGCACCCCCTGCCCAAGGCTTATCGCGGCCGTGCAAATCTTGGGTAGGCTTGAAATACATCTGTATGCTTTCGGTCATTCCATAGTCGGGGATTTCAAACGGACTTCCGTCTGTGCTACCTGCGGTCTTTGAGCCCTGCAACTTGTCTTTGATGTTCTTGTCAGCACTCCATACCGCACCGCTTGATATGAGATTTGTGCTTGATTCGGTCGGTGTGGTGTCGACTTCATACTCTGGCATTAGTCCAAGGTCGGCACTTGTCTTGTTACCGCTTAATGTTACATCATTGATTTTTGGCTTGTTGGATAACTGCGAGTAGTCGCTTGTGCCACTTCCGCCATTTCGATTAAAATTCATTGTCATATAATCCATACATTAACCCCCTATCGGTTGCCACTCTTCGCCGTCGAAGTAATAGAAGAGGTTAGTATCTAATTCCCAAAAGATAGAATTAACCGCGCAAGTGGTCGGCTTGTCGTCTGTTGACAATCCTTTAAAGTCGTGGTCGTCAATTACTTTGTTATCGTTATATGTTATCATCATTTACCCCCTTTGCATTTCTATATGCTCGGTTGTCTCTGTGTTTCCGTCTGCGTCCTCTGTCACATCTGCGCTTTTTACCGCTCCAGTATTAGGAGTAAAGTATTCGCACGTCTCCGTGTTATAGAGTACACTAGCAAGTCCAAAGTCTATAACATCTAGTCCTTCCAACTCGTTTAAATCCTCATCATTTCGGAGTTCATTTATAGTTTTCAATCCAATCTCTTTAGCTATTTTATAAGCTTCGTATCGTTCTTTAGTGTTGGCTTTCAAGATTTCCTTAACGTCAAACTTAAAGAAATACTTATCTTTCTCTTTCTCTAAAAGTAAATCTCTGTTTAAAGCCGTTTCAAATGCTCTTACGATTGGATATATACACTTCTTGAATGTGTCGTAATAATCATCTGATATATGAAAAATGTTATTTATCTCGTCGTGAAGTGTTTTTTTCGATTCGTTCAACTGCATTTCTACACTTGAGTTACTAGCTTCTTGGAAAGTCAATCCGTTATTCAATACAACTACGTTGCTTTCGTCGTTGGCGTACATATTCGCCCACGCGTCCTTTAAGAGGTCAATTTCTTCTTGCCCTAATTTTCTCTGGGAAGATAGAAAGCCTTTCTTATTTCCGCCCGACTTAACAAGCATAAGTTGATATTTAAGTGTATTGAAGGCAGTTTCTAGAGCCTTACTCACTTCTTCACACAATCCTACACCGCTTGCACCGTCTTTGGTGTTTCTCAATACCTTGATAAACTCATAAGCTTGAAACTCCTGCGCTTCGCACATAATGGTAAAGTATTTGTCTAGTGGGTTTGGGTCTCTTAATATACTAATATATTCGTCGGGAACGTATTTTAAAGCTTTTACTTCGTTTCCGTCTTTCTCAATATAGCAATATCCACCTTTTCCTAGTAGATAATCTTCAACAATGGCTTTTTTCATTTGGTAGCCGTCCAATGTGTCGCCCGTGTCTACGTTAAGCTTTTTAACCCTTACATCATCTGCTTCTTTAACAATCCCTTTAGAACGTTTATACAACTTAATAGGCATACTAGCTATTGTTCCGCTTATAAAGTCTACTGCTCCACTTACCGCAGGAAGTGTTAAGGCGTTTTCCCTTGTGATAGGCTCGCCCGATAGCAAAGCTTTTAGTAGTACGTCGTTTAGGTCGTTCTCATCTACTATTGTACGTTTATTAAGTTTGAATCTATCAAATAAGCCCATTACTTACACCTCTCTATATTGCCCCTCGAGGGTGGAGAGTGTGAGATAAACCCCCGAGAAGCCTAGACAATTTTTAACATATACATTATACCACTATATATAGGCTTAAAATTCCTATCTTTTTTCTACATATAGTAAAACCCCCGAGATAAACTCGGGGGAAAGGTAAAAGATATAATGAAGATGAATCTCGTTAGCTTATTACTTGTATAGTGAAGTCGTCGTTGTTCAAGAAATAATCTTGTTCTAATAGATAAGTGGCATTTATTAGCGCCACAACTTCGTCCACCTTACCTTTTGACTTCTTCTTGTTGACGTACCTATTCTTGTTAGTGTCAAAGGTACATCTCGCATTTTGGAAGTTTATTTCTAGTAACTTATTTTCGGTATACTGAAACTCTCCATTTTCTATTTTCTCGGCTAAAAGTTTAGTCGGTGGGTGCAGTATACTTGAGTGTTGCCTAATCTCAATAGTGTTATATCCTGCACGTTCCAACTTTTGAGCCGTGCTTAATGCGTTCCACCTATCATAGCCTATCGCTTGGACTTGTACGTTATATTTTTCCTCAATAGCTTGGATATAATCTTCTACTACTGAATAGTCTATAACCTTATCGCCACAAGCAATAGCCGTTCCTGCTCTTGTAAACTCTCTATAGTCTATTTTTTCGAAGGCGTTCTTTTCGTCTATCCTACCTTCGGGGATAAATGCTATAACTTCTGCTAGTATGTCGTTGTTCTCTGCTGCCACCATAGCTACAGAAGTATTATCGTTACTTTCTGATAGATCTAGTCCCAGGTAAACAACCCTACCGCTCCAATCAATGTTACTTACTCGGCATTTCTGCACGTCTTTGACGTCTATATACGTTTCAGTTCCTGCGCCTTGATATACAATATTACAATGTTTAGTAACGAAGTTTTCCCTTGCACTCTCCATTACTAAAGCTTTCGCTCTTTTCTTCAGTAAGTCGTCCCATATCTCGGGCACTTCCAAAGCTACGGGATTAGCTTGACGCATTACTAGGTCGTTTGTCTCCCAATCTTTAGTATCGGGAACATATAACAAACTAAATATACTATCATCTGATATAACCCCGTCTAACACCTTCCTTGCGTAGTCGTCATAATCTTCTATAGGGTTATCAATCGTTGGGTATTTTGTCGATATGATAAATCCTAGCTTATTAAGGATATTCAACTGTCCCGATTGCATAGCTTCAATGGCATAAGTATTAGGCAATGCTCCTACTTCATCTGCACAATAACAGTTAGGGAGCTTTCCGTCTAGGTTACTGTTAGAGTAGTTAAGGGGAGTATACTTACTTTCCTTAACCTTAAACTCTATATAGTCTCTTAATATCTTAAATCTTTTCTCGCCTTTATACTCATATATCAAAGGACTACTCTTAATGGTCTTTGTGATTGCTTCCTTAATCTCTCTTGATAACTTCCCGTCGGGTGCTACCGAGTAAAACTCGCTAAAGTTCGGTTCTGTGATAAATAGTATTATAAAGAGTGTTCCTACTGTGTACGTCTTAAAGTTCTTACGGCAGATTTCAAGTATACAAGTTTCATATCGTCTACGCTCTGGGTTTTCTCTATAAACTGTGCACAGTATAGCCGTGTATATCAACCATTGATAACCGGTAGTGCATTCATAGAGTGTTTGCCCTGCCTTTAATCCTTTAGGCATTATTAAAAGTTTAAGGATTCCCTCTATTTGGTTATACTTAACCATATTTACTTGATACTTCTTGTCCTTGCCTTCTTCTATGCGCATATACGCACGCATTTGTTTCTTAACGTACTTCGGAGTGGTCTTTTTATTCACATTTACCTTGCAGTATTCATATGCTTTAGTCACTCTGCACCGCCCCCGTTTAGTAGCTCAAGTAATGGGTCTACCTCTTCGGCCTTGTCCTCTTTCTTGAATCCTTGCACAATCTTTAGTAAGGTTGATACTGTTTTGTTAGCACTATTAGTAGTGTTGTTATAGGCATTGATAGCAGGGTTGGTATATATGTTACCTCTGCCCTTAACATACTCTTTAGTTACTGTGGCGCCTTCTGTATCAATCTCTTTTTCCAAGTCCTCTAGTATTTTAATCTGCACTAGGTACCTTTGAAAGGTAGTTGTAAAGAAGAAGTTTGTTTGCACTCCGTTCTTTTCTGCAAGCTCCAATATCTCTTGGGCTTTCTCTGTCAACCCTTGTGTATCTAGATTCATTTTGTCCCCCTCTCACTTTTAAAATTGTTTTAAAAGGTTTTTAAAAGTTATTTGTAATTATTTCTCGTTTTTGTCGATATTTTCCAAAAAAAGTTTGATTTTTGAAAATATCACATTCGAAGGTTGTGGTGTGGTCTTGATTTTTCTTTTTCAATTTCCGCTCCAGGCACGGGGGGGACTTATTCTCCTATGATTTTGCACAATATATCAATTTTTAGAATAAATCCCCGTACTTTTTCTTTCTTTCCGTGCTAGATAAATCAAAACGTTCCTAAATATTTACTTCCCGCTTTTGTTACGTCTCTTAACAACATTATAACCTCGTCTCCGTAGTCTCTGCCCTCGTGTACTTCTATTCCGCATAGTGTTTTAAACTGAACCTCTGCCTTTAAGTCCTTCTTGAGGTCTGCCGATATGTCATCTACTACCTTTTTACCCAACACCCATATATACTCTTTGTGATTAAATCTTTCATCTTCCTTCATTGCTTTACTCATTAGATCTTCAATAACATATTTGTAGTTCATCATTTGCTTTCCTTTCCCAAGGTCTATAAGTCCTTGTATTGATTCCGTACAACTCGTTTCTTTCATCTTCTTTGTTTGCGTATGCTTTAGCTACTTCTACTGCTCCTGCATAGCTTTCATATATTTTGGCTCTAGTTCTAAAGAATACTCGAGTAGGTTTTGAGCAACTTACTAGCCTATATTCTTTCAAGCCTTCTCTTGGCACTAGATCCACCTTGCACTTATATACATCATAGTAACTTCTGGCTATGTAGTCATCATCTCTAAAAGCTTCAGCTACTGCGTATACTGTTTGGTCTTTTTCTAGCTTTTTCATTTTCCCACCTTCTCTACCAATGCTCTAATTTTTATGGGTGATACCGAACCTTGTACGGCGTCATAGCTTATTACTTTTCTTTGCAACATAAAGTAGTTAAATGCGTCTAGCGGATATCCTGCAAATATTTTACTTACTCTTGTTTCTAGTAATATCTTTTTGTTGTCTCTTATCTGCAGTTCTGCTTCTCCTGCATAGTATCTTAATAGCTTCTTTAGTTTCATTCCTCGCCCTCACTTTCTACCTTGTACTTGTCTATAATCTCTAAAACTTCACTTTCTTTAATGAGCCTATCTGACCATTCAACTTGTCCTGAACCTCCACGCTCTTTACTGATACAGTATCTTGAAGTAGTCTGCTCTATCTCGGCTTTTATCTTGTCAAGTACGTTTACCTTTGCCTTTGGTGTGACGGATGATAAAATTCGCAAATCACATTTCAATCTGCAATAACCATCATGTATACCCTCTGCAAAACTTAAATGAGAATAGGATTTGTTTATTTCATTTACATCCCTCTTTAACTGCTCAATTCTATTATCAATCGTTTCAAGCACTGCATGTCTGCTGATGCAATCTTCACAAGGTTCTTGTTCTAATGCTTTGATAGCCATCATCATAGCCGTGTGGCTTTCTTCACTGTAATCATCAGAATGGTTCTGCAAATAATAATCCAAAAAATCTATTTCTCGTCTTGCTACTTCGTTTTTCATTCTTCTTCACTCTCCTCTATATCCTCAAATTTTCCTTCATTGATTGCGTTTTCAAATTCATCAGAAATCGGCGTGTTTAATGTGTCAACAATACTTCCGGCAACATCTTGCAGTGCTTCAATCAATGTTCTATTTGATTTTAATTCTTCTGCATTTGCTTCTATGTATACAAATTTCATTCTTCTTCACTCTCCTCTATAACTTCTTCTATCCAATCCTTAATATTTGTTAAGCACGTGATAGCTTCATCATGAGCTTCTTCTATGCTTCCTGCAAAGCTTTCAAGTTCTGCAATCTCTATTATGTCTTGCAGGAGCCTTTCTATGAGTGCTTGTGTTTCGTGTTGCATATCAAGCCTTTTGCTATCTACGTGTGTTTCTCCAATAGGGTCTATATCCCCACCACGTAATCTTTTGATTACTTGGTACAAATCAATATTATCTATCATAATTACTCACTCCTTATTCTAATGATATACACTTATTCTCAAACTTTTTATAAGCATCTAAATAAAGTTCTTGCTTATCTCCGTTTAAAGTCAGCTCGTAGTACATTCCATCATATAGTGTAGTACTAACTAAAGCTTTCCAATTTTGCAAAGTCTTACAATACCATACTATATAAACATCAAAGTCTACCTTACTATCTGACTTATCTAAGTGTTCTTCAGCGTACTTTCTAACCTCATTTTTACATAATGTTATAAATTCATTATCAGTCATCGTTCTTCACTCTCCTTATATTCTTCAAAACAATTAAAATCTAAAATCTGCTCAATATCGCCCATAAGAATTTCAACAAAGTGCCTGTCATTTATTCTTAATTCAAGTGCAAATCTTATGCTTTTAAAAATCTGATTTTCGGTTACAATATACTTTTTTTCATTCATTCTTCTTTACTCTCCTTATCCTCACTTTCTGCCAAATATTTGTCAATACTTATTTGATTATCTTTTGGCAATACACACATTTCTTCTTTGGCTCGTCTGTAAAACTCTTTGTTAATTTCAAAACCATAAAAGTTTCGATTTAATTCCAAACAAGCACGACCTGTACTACCACTCCCGAAACAATGGTCAATAACTACATCGCCCTCGTCTGTAAATGTTTCAATCAATCTTTTCAGTAATTTAATAGGCTTTTGTGCTGGATGAATCTTAGGTATATCTTTTCCGTCTTTTTCCCATTTAAACCAATCAAAAACCATGTGTCCTGTTCCACGAATATTCTTGCCATTTTCATCTATTTGCAAGCCATTTCTAAATTTAGGTAACTTGTCTCGGTAGAACAATAATGCGTGTTCCGTAGCTCCCACAACCCTCATATTCGCCTTTAAAACCTGTGGGCTATAATTCTTTATAAAGTACAAAGGTATGTAATTTTTGAATCCATGTTTCTTAGCCGCCAAAATCAAATCATGTTGCTGTTCAAATGAACAAAATACAATCATGCAAGGACTATTTGAGCTTCTACCTCTACCTTGTGGTTTTGTATCATCTTTCTTCATAAGCCTTGAACAGAAGTGAAAATATTCATAAACATTGAAGTCATAATCACTTGCAAATGCTGATTTACCTGCTAACTTGCTTTCACCATTGCTATTTTCTCCCCCAACATACCACATAGGGTTTGAGCCATAGAAGTTATTACCTATGTTATAAGGAATGTCAGCAATAATTAACTGTGCTTTTTGAATTGGATAACATTTCCATCCTTGCATTGAGTCGTTATACAATTCACATTTAATCTTGTTTTTAATTGGCTTATATCTTTTTTCATCTTCTTTTATTTTCATCATTCTTCTTCACTCTCCTAACTCTAATAATCTTATGATTATTTCTAAATCTTCTACTACATCTTTTGCCTTTATCTGGGTGTATGGGTCGCCGATTAGATTTCTATAATCTTCGGCTCTTGTTTTTGCTTCTTCCAACCCTCTTACTCTTGCTTCTTCACTTAAATTTCTCATCTTTTCACTCTCGCTTTCTTATATCTCACGCCGTAGTTCTCTACGTCTGCGTGGTTGTCAAAAAATATGTCTATGTGGTTACCTCTTACTGCTCCGCCACAATCTTCGGCAGTATAGGTTATTCCGTCAATAGTTACCTTTGTTCCATACTCGATTACGTCGGGATCTACTGCTATTGTATGGTTACTTCTAGCAATCTTACCCGTTGCCGTATGGTTTCCGTAGTCCCCACTACATTCTTTACAAGGGCAGTATGCAGTTGTTTTAAATACTATGCAACTATCCTTGTTCTTACGTCTTTTCTTCGGTCGTTCTGTATCTTCCGTCTCTAGTATAGGTGTTTCAATGTCACAAGGTATTAGCGGTTCTTCTATGTCGTCAGTTTCAACCGATACTGTTTCAATAGATACAGTTTCAACTATAGTTTCTGCCGTGTTTTGTTCCCTCATCTGCAAGGCTTTTATCTTGATACCCAATACAGATACTAACATTAGCGCAAGTAATGCGCCTACAATTCCTTCTCTCATTTCTCACTCTCCAAACTCAAGATATTTCTTATCTTGTTCCAATCTGAAAATACCTCTATCCAATCAAGTGGAAAATGTTGCACTTGCATATAGTGATATTTCTCTATTGTCTTGTCTACTTCTTTTAATCCTTTGATTCTAGCTTGGTCGCTTATCTCTGCGTATTTGTAGCTATTAGCCATTAGACCCCTCACTTTCAAAGTAATTTATTTGGCAAAATATGTCACATTCTTGGGTTATTGTTCTTTGAGCCCTTCCCCTGCCTTCTTCGAGTTCGTCTAAATAGCATTCTTTAAGTATTGAGTGTCCTAGTAGTCTTTCAAGTCTAGCTCTGCTCTCGAATACTTCGGGAAAGTCTTTTCTTATTGCATTCCAATATCCCATCCCACCTTTTATACACCCTATACAGTTGTTATTGTTGTAGCCTAAATCATACATTGCAGGTCGTTTAATTCCTATCTTGTCAAGTAGCCCGTGCACTTCCTGCTTGGTTAGATTTCTCTCTATCAATGGGAATATATGATTAAACTCTGGCATTCCCTCTACTAGTCTATCTGCTCGGTGCTTTTCTTCAGAATCAAATCCCCATACGTAGGTTATAGGCTCTGTCTGTTTGCGTTCCCACTCTTTTCTTACTCTTTTCTTGAGCCACGCCGTGCAAGGTGCAAATCCCGAAGGTAATTTAATCACGCACGCAGACTTCAAGGCATTCTCTACACTTCCATATGGACTTTTTAAGACTTCTATAGGCTTTTCTAGTGCCTTTTCGCAATCTTTTATAAATCTCAAGCTATCCTCGTGTTGGTCGTCCACATCAATGTATATAAACTTGTCTACTGTTTCTCGCTCTAGCCAACCTGCTATAAATGAGCTTACCCCTGCGCTTATCCAACATACTTTCATACCAACCACTTACACTATCAAGTGTCGTGGTTAACATTTTAGATTGCTCTTCATACGTTTAGGTCGTTTCCTTGCTAAACCTTATAGCCAAAATGACTTGTTTTACAAACTTCCATTGTAACTCCGAAGCTTAACCTAGTTTCACTAGGATAGGTATTACTCCTTTCTTGTCTCCATTTTCAACAACTCCTTTAATGTGTGGAAGTCCCCGCCTACTTTCCACCTATCCCGTGTCTCGTCCCCTAGGAGAAAACAAACAAAAAAATGTCTATCTATGTAAATTATCTTGTTAGCGATTCCTGCAAGGCTTCTAGTTCTTCGACAAAGCGAATATATATTAACTCTTCACTTATAGTTCCTTGCTTTTCTCCGTATTTGTCTACAAGCTTATCTATTAGGTCTAAAGTGTCGTCTCTGTTCCGTACTAGCTTATGTATAGCCAAGTCATCTATCACGATTAACCCTTCTTTCTGCAAGCTCTCTTAAATACTCTGCGCTTATCTCTCCATTGTCTGCTTGCTTGTGATGTTCCACGCATAAACATATCAGATTAGAATCGTCTAGCAATCCGTCGGGATCATCACGTAATTTGACAATGTGGTGCACTTCCAAGCCCTTATAATTAAATCTGCCTAATGCCGTGCACACTTCGCATAAGCCTTTTGCGTCGTCTTTAATTTGCTTTGCTTTCTGTGTCCATTTATACGTGCTTCTTAACTTTTCTCTGTCGTCTTTATCGTACACACGTTTATACTTTGGGCACTTCACGCCTCTTGGGTGCATTCTGCCACAATGTCTACAAGTCACTAAATCCATTGTCTTTATACCTCTTGGAGCTTACACCTAGACAAGCACCTAGGAATGTATCAATAGCCGTTATTGTTCCTGCTATTGCTTCGCCGTATGGTAGCCCCCATATAGTTGATATTGTTAGCCACAATGTCGCCAATGCAGGAAGCACATACAAGGCAACCTTTTTTAATCTATCATATGTCTTGTTACTCATTTTCTCCCCCCTTATAAAGCAATATCGCCGATTTCAGAAACGAAGGGCAATCGCAGTTTTGGTTGATTGGCTTGTCAAGTTCGCCATTCTCGATTAGCTTAATAAGTGTTTCTTTCATAACTTACCCCCTTAAATATTTACTCTTCATAAGTCCTACTTTGCTATAGCACTTTACCTTGCTAAACTTACCGAATGGGTAAGTTTTTGTGTACATCACATCTACTTTTGTTCCGTTCTTGGCCTTCTTTAAGATTACTCTTGTGTGGGTTTTGTTCCACAAATTAAGCCCGCGCTTTGTTCCAGAAACCTTTTTAGTCCAAGTCTTTTTAAACTTATCAAAAGTTCCGTACTGTGATTTTAATTTCTGTGTTGTGCTTCCCCACTTGCCCAAGTAAAAGTGTGGTGTGTCTTGAAAACTGTTCCAATCTCCGCCCCAGGATAACCCCACCTTTTTACTTTTAGCAATCTTTGCAACCTTCTTGATGGTTGCTTGATCGTACACCTTCTTGGAGTCGTTTATAGCAATGTCAAAAGCTATCCCCCATTGGTGTTGGCTAGAGTAACTGCTGCCCCTTGCATTGGTTACTATTCTTCCCCCTGCAGTTCTGCCTTTTGCATATAATTTGTCTTGGTCGGCAACGCTTCTAAAGCCTTCCGTAATGATTAGATAGATGTTGGCCTTACTACACTCTTTTAGGAGCAATCCTAGCTTGTAATCAAGCCAAGGGTGTAGTTTGTTTCTGTCTATCCTTATATCGTGTTCGTGTCTCATTTTTTACCTCACTTTCCATAGTTACATTTTATCACTTGCTATAGGGCTATAATTCCTATATTTTTTCTAGTTTAGGTTCATTTCTTTAGCCGTCAGAAATATTATTTTATTCATTGCGTTATAATAACAAGCCTTGCTTATTCCTTTGGCTACCTCTGCCCCAACTTGGCTATACTGTTTGAAAAATATAAGGTCTGCAAGTTCTCTGTCCTCTTGGTTTAGATTCTCTAATACTCGGTCTATTTGTGATAGTCTTGTATTAGCTAATATTAACCCCCTTGTATTACCGGTGTATTCATCAAGCATAGCTTTGTTTTTCTGATAGTCCATAAGTTCTTGCTTTACGTATTGCCTTATATGCCAGGGCAACTTGTAGCGATTCTTCATAGCCTACCCCCTAACTTCTCCATAGTGCTTTTGATAAGTTCATCTGTGGCGTTTGTTGGTGGGTTGCTAGGCTTGAGAACGTCCGCAGGCGGAGTAGGGCTACTCAACTCTTTAGGTTCGGTAGGTTCGGCAAGTCGTTTAGCCGTATTCTCAACAAGCGCCTTAATCTTTGGCGGTAGTTGATTAGTTTCTTTGGCTCTGCTTGCTAACTGTTCGTACATCATTCTAAAATTTGCCCGTTCAACCCCGATTTCTTCAGAGTTGCACAAGGTTTGAAAACCGATTCTATTTACTACTTGCCTTGTTAGGTCGTCTAGGCTTTCAAGCGCTTCTTGCTCTCTGTTCCTGCCCCACCTTCTAACGGCATATCTAGCACTTTCCCAAGCTTCGCCCCAATCTTTTGGAGTTCCTACAGTTAGCTTTGAAGCTTGTTCTCTGATGTCTGCTATACTTGGGCTCCACTTATTCGTTGCTACCCACTTTTGGAGAACGGCACCTGCTACCTTTGCGTCTATGTCCTGCAACTGTTGATACCAAAGTGTCAAAGCTTGTTGATTAGGCAATATCTTTTCTCTTGGGTAGTAGGTTTTTAATGCGTCTGCAAATATTTCAAACTCTCTTACTGTCATTTCTTTAACCCCCTTAATATTGCCATTTCTACGGCGTCGTGTCGTACTCTCTTGTTCACTCCCAATTTTTTACTCTCGTACTCTTCCCTATCCCAGAACATACCCGTTGTATCGCCTTCAAAGATTATAATAGTCTCGTCATCATTAACCATTGACGGGTAGATTTCCTTTACTTTTCGGTCAAGTATAGGCTTGAAGTTCTTGATTTTCTCGCCATAGATTGGGATTTCACTAGCATTTCTCTTTTTCTCCCTGCGTTGGAGTTCTACGTGTTTAGCTCTTAAATCTGCTATACTCGTATATTGTGGCTTGAAGCCGTCTCTGACATTGGCATTATAGACTTTAATAGCATTAGCCGTTCTAGTGTTCCACCTTGCCTTGAAGTTGTTACTTCGGTTCTCTGCGTCCTTTAGAACCTGCCTATAGCTTTTAAGTTCTTTCCTGCTTGCTTCTCTGATAACCTTGATAGTGTCATCATCTACCACGGAGCAGAATATAAACCCCGTAGCTCCCCCAAGCTTTATAGCCTTACCCTTGTACTCTTTTAATACCTCTCTAACTGTCACTTTCTTCACTCTCCATTCTATCCACCCAATCACTAGACATATTGTAAAAGTCGTCTAACTCTTGAGCCGTGCTACTTGGTTCACTTTGCCTTTTGGCTTGACGCTCTTTAACTGCGTCTATAACCCACTTTTTAATAGCTAGGTAGTGGTTTTTAGCCTTATACCCTTTCATCTCGATATACTCGTCTAGATGAGTTATACAAGCTTGTGTCATATCTGCGCCTATCTCATTGTTTAGCTTTTCTATGTCGCTATCCTTAAGCATTACGTGTTTATACTCGCCGTACTTGTGTTTAGGCTCTTTGGGAGCGCGTGGGGGCTTGTCCCCCTCTTGTATCTCCCCTATACTCTCCTTACCTAACCTATCCTTACCTAACCTATCCTTACCTAACCTAACCTGTGTATCCACTATGTATCCATCTTGTATACATTCATTTTTCAATGTGTAGGATTTGTTCTTTTTTACGTCGAGTAGTGCCTTCTCCTCGGCGTATACTGTAGGCTTGTAGCGGTCGTTCTGTATGTAGTTATGGATTTTCCAATGTTTTATAACCACAACGCCACTATCAAATGTAATGATAAACGCCTTGGCTATGAGTAGCTTTAAGTCGTCCTCGCTTGCTCCTATCATTCTCTGTATGCGCTTTGGATTATTTATAAATCCGTCATCATCTGCACGCATAGACAAGTGAAAGTAAAGTGACTGCGTACTCATTGGCATATCTAAAAATGCGTCCGAGTCTATGATAGTCTTTGCAAACATTCTTCTTTCTGCCACTAAAACCACTCCCTTCCGTTGGCTATTTCATAAAGTGCAATGTATACCGCACTTAATCCTACTAGTATCAAACATTTCCACCCTAGAACCTCTTGGCTAAATGCTCCGACTATGAATGTTACCCAGGCTACCAGGTACAACACTCTTATAATTACTCTTCTCATTGTTCACTCTCCTTTATCTCAACTTCCACACCTACTTGGTTATCAAATACCGCTTCGAGTGTGATTTTGGTTATACAAGTTAGATTGTCATTTTTAATTACTCCTGCTGCCACTATCCCGTCAAGCAATCCTTTGTATCTAAAATTGTCTAGATCCTGCCGTTTAGCTTTGAAGTGTGGTCTTATCGTCAGTTCTACGGGATAGTTCCCCGAGTAAGGTGGCTCTTTAGCTAATACCCAAGATACAAAATCCTTTTCCTGCCTTTTAATCTTGCTTGCCATAAAGCGATTACTTCGCTCGGCGTTTATATACTTGTTCCAATTCGGGAAGTCGTACTCAAAATATAGTCTCTTAACTGTTTGCATAGGTCTTAAATTCCACCTCTCGCTCTCCTCTGTATCGCTCTATGGTTTTATTGGCTCGGAGTTCTTCGTGTTTCTGTTGGAGCTTACGCCTTGTCCTGCTTACACTCCCAAAGCTAGATACCTTGTGCTCCTTGCGATAGTGAGAATCCGCAAAAACTTTTTGCAGATTGTTAGCACTTCCCGTAACTTGTTGAACATAAACGGAATACAGCAACATATCATCATTTCTTGTGCTTGCCATACCCCTTAAAATATTTTCAACTGTTTGCTCTACTTGCTTTAACATTTTATTTTCCCCCTCTCGCTCTCATTTATGCCCCTACAATCAATTTTATATGCTTACTTGATAACTTGTTAGGCTATGAATATAAAATCAATTCTAGGGGTAAATTTGAACCTTACAGATAATTCTTGCCATATCGGCTTATAAAGTCGTCTTTGGATTTCCCAAAGTGTCTTTGCCAAGTTTCTTGAGCCAATGTCTTAAAAAACTTGTCTAGGTTAGGGTTGTTGTGTACTCCGTTTGCTCCCGTATGATGTGCAGGGCAAAGGTAAACAACTAACCCGTCCTTGTCTGCTAGTTTTCTCCTGCCGTGTCCGTGTATGCAATGGTGTACTTGGATATATGGGCTTTCGCAGATAAAACAAGCCTTGTCTAGTTGTATTATTGATTCAGTCATTTTTTGCTTGCCCCCATTCTCTTTGTAATTGGCTCTCCAATATTCTTAACTTTAATTTAGTGATATTTATATGCTCTTTATTAGCTTCGTAATTAGCTTGAGCGATATCTCTTGTAAGCCTTAAGTTTGCCACTTCTTCCACTCCGTAAATAGTGGAGTTTATTAAGGTTACGGGCATATCACTTGCCCGTAATCTTAATGCTTCTGTTCGGAGTGTTATTTTATAGTCCCTTTCGGCTTCGGCTAGTTTCGCCCCGTTCGCTCTTAACTTGCCTATTGAAGCGGTAAGTTCTGCCATTAGCCTTTGGATTTCTTCAAATAGATCCATTTACTCTTCCCTCTCTCGCAGGTCGTCTAGTATCATCTCGCATAAATGCGGATACAAGACTTTCATAGCTTCTACGATTGGTTGTGTATCTCTGATAACAAGGTCTGTTTTGTTATAGTTCAAGTCAAAGTTAGCTATGATAACATCAAGTAATCGGTTAAAATCCTTGTCGCTCTGTGCCATTTCCAATACCTTATATACTGGCATTGCTACTTCTTCGCTCTGCCAAGTTTCCATAAAGCTTGGGGTTTTTTCTGCGGTTAGCTTTGCTTCTTCTTCTGCCTTTGCGTCGGCAATAACTTCATCAATATTCATTTGTTTTTCTCCCTTCTACAAAAATGGTAACTCGCTTTCAACGTCTGAAAAGTCGTTAGTTGGTTCCTGCGTCTGTTTGCTCTCGGCAAACTCTACATTTTCTACAACAACTGTTGTTGTGTAGTGCTTTACTCCGTTCTTCTCGTAAGAACCCGTTTCAAGCCTGCCTTCTACGGCTATCTTTGTTCCCTGCTTGGTGTACTTCTCGAGAAACTCCGCCGTTTTCCCAAAGGCAACACAACTTAAAAAGTCTGTTTCTTTTGAAAATCTGCGGTCTACTGCTAGTGTAAATCTAGCTACACTCTTTCCACTCTGGGATACTCTTATTTCGGGATCTCTTGTATTTCTCCCGATTAAAATTACTCGATTCATTGTTTGCCCCCTAACTGCTTGATGGTTCCACTTGCTTGGTCTTTAGTGAGTTCTTCAAGCTTCTTGATGTGGTAATGGTCTAAAATAACCTTTACTTGGTCGGCGTTTGCCAACTTCTTTAACGTATCAATCTGTGCCTTTGTAGCTTTTTCTTGTTGTTTGATTGCGTTCTGTACTTCTTCGGCACTTGCAATGCTTGTATCTATTCCGATACCTAAAAAGCTTAATGCTCTACCTACTGCCGAAGTCTCGCAGTTCTCAATGTAGCTAGTCTTGTTGATAAAACTACTGTTTTCTTTCTCGTAGGCAATGCCTGTTGATAGAACCTTATCATCTACGCCTACTGTAGCTTTCATAACTACTACGCCGTTTTCGTGGCTCAAGATTTCAGTTGTTATATATCCCGTTGGGAATAACTCTCTAAACCCTAATACCTTTTGGTTAACCTCGGCGTATTCCTTGCCCTTAATGTCTACTGTTTTTATCTTTTCATTAACCTTTTTCAAATCTTTAAATTCCATTATTTACTCTCCTTATCTTTCTCAATCTGCTTTGCGAGTTCGTCGGTATCAAACAACCAATCGCTTGTCTTTCCTTCTCCTGCTTTCCAAGCAATGCCCTTTTTATTGGCAACCTTTCGCAGGTAGCCTAAAGCAAGTCCAAACTCTGTTAATTCTCTTGTTTTCATAATCTTCTTTGGGAACGTAATCATCACTTAACCCCCTTTCTTATTGTTCTTTCATCAAAAAAGAGAAACCCTACACTATATCCGTAATATTCGGCTATCCATACTTTCACATCATCACTTGGTCGCCTGCGGTCTAGTTCGTAGTTGATTAGTGAATTTTCACTTATGCCGATTTCTTCCGCTACTCGCCAACGGGGCTTTTTGCCCCGTAGCTTTCGCAACTTCTCGCCCGTTGTCATTCGCAACTCCAAACTAAACAATCAAAACAAACTTCGCCGTCGTCCGAGATGTAAACATCTTGGATTTCTTCCCCACAACAAGGGCAGATGTATTTTTTATCTTCGTAAAAGTCAATCTCTGCTACTCTAGCCAAACAACTCTTACAATACTCTTTGCCTTTGTAGGTTAGTGGGCTATCTCCTAGCCATTCTCCGCACTCATCACACCAAGATTTAACATCTTCTGCGTATTCTGTGCCGTATTCTGTTTGCCTTTCGGGATATACTGCTATTTCTCTCATCTTTGATACTCTCCGTTTCTCAATACTCTACAAATCGTAGTAGTTCGGGTTAAAAAAATATAACCCCCTCACACTTAATATTCTACTACGTTTTGTGTCGCTTGTCAACTACAAATTGATAAATATTTGTAATTATTTGTATTTTTATGGTCGTTTTTTGACTTCTTGCCGATTTATGTTATAATAGTAGTTTGAAAAGGTGGTGTTAATATGAGCAAACAAAAAGAGAACGTGGCAAAGAATATAAAAAGGTGGAGAGAAAAAGAAGGGCTTTCCCAGGAAGAGTTGGGAGAAAAGCTTGGATTGAGCCGTGCTACTATTGCGTCCTATGAGCAAGGCGCACGTACTCCCAAAATTGAAACTCAAGAAATAATATGTGAATACTTTAGACACTCTCTAGATGAGTTGAGAAATATTGAAGTTCCTATAGAGTTTATAGACAATACTCGCCTAGATCCGAGAGAAAGAAGGCTTATAGAATACTATAGGCAGTTGTCCAACTCCGACCAAAACGCAGTAAGTAGTATAATGGAAAGTATGGTAGGTAAAGAAGGTGGTGGCAATGGCTACTAAATACAAGTACAATGAGAAAAGAAAAGAATGGGGTACTAGAGTTTATGACGGAACCACCGACGCAAACGGATTACCGCATAGAAAGTACATCTATTCTAAAAAGAGTTCAAAGGACTTGGAGAGGAAAGCAGAAGAGTTTAGGCGGTCTTTGGAGAATAAAGACTTATCACTCGCTACTTGTTCCTTTGGAGAGTACGCCTTGAAGTGGCTAAATCTATACAAATCGGGTAAGGAATTAAACACTTATAAGATGTATTCGGCAGCAGTAAAAAAACTAGAGCCGTTATTTGACGTTAAACTTACTTCTATAACCCGGTCACATATCCAAAGAGTGATAAACGATAACTCGGATAAGCCCAAAACTTGCAAGAACATCAAGCAGACATTCACGCAGATTTTAAAGGCTAGCTACATTGACGGAATTATTAGCCGTACTGCGTTTGAAAATGCTACAACGGAGATTTCCTTGCCTAAATATATAAAACCTCTTAAATCGGCTCTTACGCCGTTAGAACGTGAAGCCTTATTAAACTGCGATTTATCGGATAAGGCTAGGGCGTTAGTGTCGATTTTATATTATTGTGGCCTGCGTAAGTCTGAAGCTCTGGCATTAACTCGTCAAGATGTAGACTTCGAAAACAACACTATCAATGTTTCGAAAACTTTAGTATATATTTCGAACGTTCCCACAGTAAAACCCTATCCCAAAAGTGAAAACGGAATAAGAAAAGTACCAATGCACCCACGGCTAAAAGAGATTTTATCTCTATATAGCTATGAAAATACTCTTTTCCCGTCTAAAAACAATATTTATATGACGGATACGGCTTACAGAAGGCTTTGGGCTAACATCTGCAAGGCTATGTCTGCCTATGCAGGAGAAGAGATTAAAATAACTGCTCACAAGCTCCGACATAATTTTTGTTCTATGATGTGTTACCAAGTTCCGACTATATCAACAAAGAAAATCGCTCAAATTATGGGAGATACTGAAAAGATTGTACTCAATGTGTACACGCATATACTTGAAGAGAACGAGAACGTAGAAAAAGCCCTTGAAAATGCCTTTTCTTAACTGTATTTTTGTGCACACGTTGTGCACAAGTGGTTTTTATGAGTGTAAATTTTGTATTTATTGTGTACACGTTGTGCACAAATAATATAAACAAATATTGTTAAATATGCACAATACGTATAAATGAAAAAATCGCCGTAAACCTCGATTATTACTTGGTTTATAGCGATTTTCCTTTATCCGTGGGTTAGAGGATTCGAACCCCCGACCTTTTGGTCCGTAGCCAATAGTTGAACCCCCATTTTACTAGGTTTCCAAGCCTTTTTGTGCACAAATTGTGCACAAGTTGTTTTAAACTCAAAATCTTACGTAGCTATTTTACCATTTATCAATTGTATGCGCAAGTAAAATTAACCTCGGCTATCATTGCGCCTTCAAGGTTGTTAAGTCTGCTATCTGTGATTAACAATTCAAAGCCATATGTCGTGGTAGATCTAATGCTACTTCTTATTCCCGAGTCCGTGTTTGCAAGTGTAATATTCGCCGAAGCGTCTCCCCACCCCGTGTACAAGGTAATACTAAAGTTTCGCAGGTAGATACTGCCTATAGGTCTAGACAATTCCCCTAGTATCTTTAATTCTCCACCTAGTACAAATACGGGGCATAAGGCAGAAAACGTATAGTCTCGCATTATATCTAGTTCAAGGTTGCCTTCGTTGTCGTAAATCAACCCATTACTTGCACCAATAGTACAAGAGATGTCATTGTTCACAAGTGCTATGTGTGCTCCTGCAGTTAACTTATCTTGTTTATTGGTCTCTAAATCGGTTATTGTTTCAGATAGGCTAGTTACTGTAGTAGCCACTTGGTTAATTTCAGTTGTTAGTCCTGCCGTTGCTCCTGCTACTGCCGTACTAGTAGTGTTGGCAATCTCGCCCATAAGCCCACCAAGCGAAGGGGTAAAGTTCCCAAACTCCAACTCGATATACTTTTCTTGTATCGCGTCGTATTCGTAAGATATAACACTTGTAAGTACATCTACACCTATTCGCTCGTCCTTTACTTCGATTATATCCCCTATATCGGATACTTTCTCGGGATTGCCTTTAAGGGTGTAGTTGATATTCGGTAAACTATTTTTTGCTAAATATTCCGTACCTTGATTTATTAAATCTTGTTTTAATGCGTTGATATATGCTTGTTCGCTCGGGTAATCTTCACGTTCTATATCTTGCTCAAAGCTAACAGATTTAGTAAAAGGAATTGGATATTGTATATCACTATACAAGTATAACCCGTCTATGAGTTGTCCGTCTTTCCCAACGGGCAACAACTTTGTACACACATTAGAAAAGTCATACTCTGCCGTTAGTTCCTTGATATTCTTTCTGTACTCTAGTGTTATTCCGTTGTCCGTTCCGATATGGGATAGTATTGATACTGTCCAATTGTTACGGATCAAGTGACCGCCCCAACGTTCCAGAATAACATTGATACACTCGTGTAGCGAAGTTCTAACACATCTATAGCTATCTAATGTCATAATATCGCTATACATTGTGTAAGGGCTAGGGTTGTCGGTTGCGTCGTTAAAGTAGTTTAAGGCCTGCTCACACGTTTTGTTTACCGCGTAGCTATCTGCTATCAAGTAGTTGTCGCTATCATAGAATAAGTGCCAAGCCTTTACTTCTAGCTTTTTCTTGCTCTTGGTAACTGTCCGTATTCTAAAGCCTTGTTCGCCTTGTGGTGTCGGCACCACCAAGATATTGTTTGGTTGAATGTAATCTATATATTCTGTGTCACAAGTAAGCTCTAGATAATAATCGCCATTATCTGCGTTAAATACCCTTGCTTTAGTGGCAACTATTACGGCGTCTCCATTTGTCGAAAACGCCGTATCCGTTGTGCTAAAAAGTTTAATCATCATTTAACCCCCTACTTAAAGGTTGTCTTTTCCAATGCCGTGACTCTCTGCTCGAGTACGGGAATTTTCGAAACGTACTCATTTTGAGCCCTTACCTCTCTAGTAAGTTCTTCTAGCTTGGTGTCCTGCACGGCATTGTGTTTATCTAATTCGTGTTGGACTTTCTGATTCCCCGCATAAGTCGTTACTATTGTTCCTAATAAACTCAATACTGCTACTCCTAGTGTCGATATAATGGTTACTGCGTTCATCATTAGTCCCCTTTCTATGCAATTCTTACCCAAACATTAACGGCTATGTATGGTGGCATATTGTTATGTGCTTGTCCGCCCCCCGTTGCTTCTGTTACTCCGTTTGTGTCTCTGTTTAATGTAGGTGTTCCCGTCATACTCACGTCGCACGATTTGTAATTTTCGGCGTCAATATGTGATAGTCCGTGTGTATGACTTGGAAGCTCGTCAACTGTCAAAGTGTGCGTAGCTTCTCCACCCGTCGAATTAACTGGGTATGTTGTACTACTTGCTAACAAGAATCTGTTTTGGATTCTGTCCCACGTTCCGCCGAATATTGTATCTGGGTTAACGTCGGCAACACTCATATATACCGAACCTATAGGATAGGCAACTTGCCACATATTAGCGATTGCGTCACGTGTCGCTTTAATACTTGGTGCGTTTACTGTGTCGTTTGTTGTCTGTGTAATATCGTTTACAACTTTCCCGCCGTCTCCTAGCGGAGTTGTTGCTACTTTTTTAATCCACTTCATAGTATACCCCCTTACATTTTAAATACTAGCCTATTACCAAAAGCCGCACTACCACTACTTGTAGTGCTGCTACTCATGCCTGCTATATAAGTATTGCCGTCTATAGTAAAGGTATATATGCTAGTCTGTGACATTGTACTAGGACACATCAAGCAATTATAAACCTCTGCGTCTAAAAAGCCCCCGTCTTGGTTGTATAATCTGCCTATCTGTACTACGTTTGCCGTTGTGTCTCCCGTCATATTTGTATAGTTGATTAGCCTAACTTGTGTTACTGTTAGCCCGTCGTCTATTTTAGGGACGCTACTACTACCGCCATCTCTAAACACTTGAATAACCCCCTCGCTTGGAGTTACTAAAAATGCAAGTTGTAAGCCAAAAGGGAAAGCCTGCCCCGTGCTTGTTGACGGAATTAGTCTTAATATAATGCCATTGTTGGCAAGAGAAAAATATTCCAATATATAGGCGTCTACATATCCGCCCGATGAGGGAGTACCTCTTAATTCGTGTGTAGTGCCTTGGCTATCTACATAGTTTATATTGGTTAAATAATTGCTCGAGTATGTCTTTTCTACTTGTAACTTGCCCGAAGAGTTGCCCCAATAAAAGTTATGTTTTTCACTTTCTGTTCTATGCGTAAAGCCAATATCTTCTAATTTTTCCTGCAATTCACTATAACTATTTAAATTAACTCTCATCTTGTCCGCCTTTCTAACCCGTTACGTTTTGTATGTTTGGGTTGCTTGATTGTAGCATTAAATCCGTGCATTGTTCAATAGTTCCGTTGTATATAAGTAATATACCTAGCGGGTCGCCGCCGCCCATACCCTCGGGTGCGGTTGTTTCTACCCAACCTTCGGGAATGTCGTTTCCGTCATATGCCATTATAGTTCCCGCAGGCACTTCGTAGCTTGTCCCCTGCCCCGTAGCACCTTTTGCACCACGTATTAGGGTAGTGTTAAATATTATTTCGTTCATTAGTCCGCCCCCTCTGTATCTTTGTATAATTCGTAGCCTTCGGGGATTTCGTCCCCGTCAAAAGCTACTATTCCGTTAATTGGTAAGGTTGTGTCGTCTCCGCTTTCTGCGTCTCCTTTGATTCCTTGTACAAGGATTTTCTTTTCTTCCATACCTTACCCCCTTGATACTTGCATTAGCA